CAACCAGACTTATTATAATTATTCATTTGTAAATTGGGCTAATCTTAAAGGATTTTAAAATGAAAAGAGAAAATATTACAAATCCAGATAAAGACCCAGTTCACGGTGATTGGATAAAAGATACTTTTGATGACGGTTCTATAATGGAACATGAGTTTCACGATCCAATAGTAATTACAGAAGAAGAAAAAAAAGAAAACGCTAGGGATTGGAGAAATATGGAGTTAGGTGCTACAGACTTTATTTCAACTGTCACCGATCATCCAGATCATTCTAAATACAAAACTTATCGGCAAAAATTAAGAGATTGGCCTAGCACCTCTGATTTTCCTGACACCAAGCCAGAGTTGGGGAGTTAATAGATGGCTCTAACCAAAGTATCTAAAGGTGTTTTCAGTAGCGATACCGTTCTTCCAGTTGATGCGGTGGGTGGTAATTACGGAAGCACAAGCGCACCGATTACCATAGCGGTTACAGTGGGAACCAAGACAGCCGCGCATCCCTATAACGGTGATGGTAGCAGTTCCGCATACTTTTTAGATGGCGTAGAGTCTCCGGCGATTCAGTTACATGGTGCGGATAACGTCACCTCAAGCACTCAATATATATATCGGTTTGATCAAGCAGATAGCTCAAACAGCGGCCATCCTTTCCTATTTTACTTGGATGCAGACAAAACAACGGCTTTCACTACTGGCGTAACGACCAATGGAACCGCAGGAAGCTCTGGAGCCTATACACAGATAGCAGTCACGGAAGATACACCAAGCATATTATATTATCAGTGTAGCTCACACGCCTACATGGGGAACTATTTAACCGTTCCGGCCTCAAATGTTATTAACCATACGGAAGCCTTGATTAGTATGCCTACGGCTACGACCACTTTAGTAGGCACAAACACTACGGACACACTTACAAATAAAACTATTTCAGCCGGAGCCTTTGCAGGGGTTTCTAATTTCCAAGCCGCACTAACAGAACAAGCCGTTGCGCTCACTTCAGGCACTTCAGTAACCTTGGATATAAGCGCAGGAAGTCTTTTCACAATCACGCTGGCCCATAACATAGGTACATTTACATGGAGCAATCCAGCATCAGGAACTGATGTATCCGCTTTTGTATTGAAAGTTACGCAGGACGGCACAGGCAACAGAACGATAGCTTTCCCTGCCTCAGTAGTTTGGGCAGGAGGTACAGCCCCTGAATTGTCAACAGGTGCGGCAGATGTAGACGTACTTGTGTTTTTTACGGTGAATGCAGGGACAACCTATTACGGCTTCACCGCTGGTTTGGACATGAGCTAATGGCTTTCCTTGCTCAAAAACTTATCTCTGCGTCTGGTGCGACAGAAGCAACAGATGATGACTTTAACCTAGTTACACAGCTATATCAGTTTGACGGCACAAACGGAGCGCAGAATAATACGTTTTTAGATTCGTCTAGCAATGCTTTTAGTGTTACGCGATCAGGAAGTGCAACGCAAGGAACTTTTAGTCCCTTTAGCAGCGATGAAGGCAAGTGGTCAACAGAGTTTTCAGTAAGTGGAACTACAAATAAACTTACTCTCAGTTCTTCAGCAGATTTTGCGTTTGGAACAGGAGCCTTCACAATAGAGTGTTGGGCTTATGTAACCGCTGATACCAATCCTTATAGTAGAGTATGGCACCTTGGCCCTTATTGGAATGATAATAACTCAATAGGTCTTGTTGTAAACGACACGGCATCAAGCGACAAAATAGCATTTTGTGTTTATGCGGCAGGAGGAAGGACTTGTGTATCAACAAACGCAACTCCAATGAATCAATGGACGCACATTGCTTGCGTTAGAGATAGCTCTGGTAATTTTAAATTGTTTGTAAATGGTAATTTAGATGCAACAAATACATCTTACACATCAACTGATATTAGTCCCGGAGGAAATCAAACATTTGCTATTGGGAATATTGTTGAAACAAATGCTTCTTTAGAAGCAGAAGCCTGTTTTGAAGGTCGTATATCAAATCTAAGGGTGGTTAAAGGAACAGCATTATATTCATCCAGCTTTACTCCCAGTACTTCACCGCTGACCGATGTTACAAATACTAAACTTTTAACTTGTTGCAGTAATAGATTTACAGACAAATCTACGTCTGCACACACTATATATACTGGCAATCTTCCAAAAATACAACCTTTCTCACCCTTTGCGCCTAGTGCAGCTTATGATCCAGCAGTGAATGGAGGATCAGGGTATTTTAGTGCCACAGCGGATTACGCATCTATTGCGGCAAGTAGTGATTTTGATGTTTTGAGTAATGGTACATTTACCATAGATTTTTGGTTCTATAGAACTGATGCGCTTGGGCTTTATGCGGATTACGTTGGAATATTCAATGGTGTGAGTGCTGGTGTTTTATTGTATCAATATAGCACAGGCTTTCATGTTTATATTAATGGTTCTACAGTTTTCAATGTTACTCATCCTGCTTTAAATCAATGGGTTCATGTAGCATTAACAAGGGATGGAACGACACTAAGGCTTGCTTTAAATGGAGTTCTTCAAGCAAGCTCAACTGCTAGTCTAGGAACGTCTAACTACCCTTTGAATATTGCAGGAGATAGTACAGGAAGAGCAGGACTCCAAGGATATATATCAGATGTGCGAGTGGTAAAAGGAACAAGAGTATACGCTTCTAATTTTACTCCTCCCACTGCACCCTCTACAGCTATAACTAACACCGAAGCACTTTTAAGTTTTACCAATGCCGCTATGTTTGATCAGACAGGCAAGAGTAATATAGAAACCGTGGGGGATGCACAGTTAAATACCTCTATAAAGAAATTCGGTACAGCAAGCGCAAAGTTTGATGAATCAGGCGATTATCTTGTTGTACGCAATGCTCCTTATTTATACGGTGGTGATTTTACTATAGAGGGTTTTGTGTACTTTAACTCATCTCCTACAGATGGTCAGGGACTGTTTGTTTATGATAGTGCAGTTATGGGGAATAGGGCTGGATATGGCCCAGCATTAGGGACATACGCAAATGCTCCCTATCAAGGAAAGTGGCATTCGTATTATGGAACTCAGGCAAGTGCTGGAACTGGCACACAGGGCAACTCTGAAGCCACCCCTAGTGCTACCACATGGATTCATTTCGCGTATGTACGGACATCAGGGGTCATTAAAATTTTCATTGGTGGCAGTCAAATAGGAAGCGATATAGCTTGGACAGGAAATTATATAGCAAATGATGTTCTTACAATAGCAGGGTACTATTCGACCTCTTATCTATTAAATGGTTATATAGACAGTTACCGTGTCACTCTTAAAGCCCGATACACATCTAACTTTAGTCCTCCCAGTGAGGAGTTCCCAAATAGGTAATAATATGCAGATAGCTATAATTAAAGATAATAAAGTTGAAAGCATGGGAGAACACAGAGAGCTATTTAAGAATGTTGCTTTTCCTAAGTCTGGCCCACCCGCTAATTGGATGACAGAAAACTCTGTGATGCCTGTCACCTTGAGCCGTTCTTACGACAGGATGACACAGAAAAGCACTAGCGTAGATCCGTATATTGAATCCGGCGTAGTGTATCTCCACAAGATAGAGTCATTATCAGACAGTGAAAAGACAGCGGCACAAACAGCGTTAAATAACGAGACAGCGGCAAGAAACAGGGAAGAAAGAAACAGAAGATTAGCAGAAACAGATTGGATGGCCTGTAGTGATGTAACTATGAGCGAAGATTGGAAAACATACAGGCAAGCTCTCAGGGATATAACGAAGCATGAAAACTTCCCGAATTTAAAATCCCCAAACATGGACGGATCAGGCGATAACGATTGGCCTACCAAACCGTCTTAAAATATCGTGTATACTTGAGATAGCTTATTCAAGCTAAGATGGGCTAGATAGCCAAACTCAATACATGAGGTTTTATGTTTGCAGAATTGGCCGCGATTGGTTCAGCCCTATCCGCGATAAACAGCGCAATATCCACGTTAAAAGAATCCAAGCAAAATGCGGAGGATGCCGCTAGTCTGCTAGGGAAATTCGGAAATACCACCCAACGTCTTGATAAGTGGGAAAAGAAAACTAAGAGTAAACGCCCACTGACCCCTAAAGAGGCTATGGATCTAAGCCTCCAGCGCAGAAAAATAAAACAAACTGAAAACAAACTGAAAGATCATTTGTTAATGATGGGGATGTCAGACGTATGGAGAGAGAGCGAACGGATAAGGAAACAATCAGAAAAAGAGCATCAGCAATACCTGAAAGATATCCATAAAAAAAGAAAGATAAGACAGCAAAAAATGCAAGAGCGTTTGACAGCGGCATTTATTATTTTCTCTTTGGTGTTTCTATCATTTTGTGGCTGGTATATCTGGGAAGCAGTTCAAAAGAAACGAATTGATAACGCCAAAGAAAGACTTGAGCAAGCAAAAGAAAGACAGCGGAATATGAGGAAGTGCGGAAGGTTTAAATGTTAATGGCATTTTTGCTAGTCGTTTTGGTTGATGGTAAAGTAACATCAGATAATAGAATGTTGTTTAAAAATATCTACCGATGCAATGAGTTTGCGGTTAGCATAGAACAAGCAAAATACGGAAGAAATCACAGGCCGCATTATAGGCAGGAAAATATAACGGCGTATTGTGTGCCAAAGATGGTTCCAAAGGGGACGCAACTTTTTGACTAGGAGGCAAAATGTCTGGTTTGGAAATTAACACCGCGCCCACAGGTGAAACATTAACCGAAGCTGAAATCAGAAACTACCTAAGAGTAGATGATGTCAATGAGCTTGCAACGCTCCAACTTCTAAGGGTAGCGGCAAGGCGTTTCTTTGAAAGCTACACAGGCCGGAGCGTATTAACCCAGACCCTGACTCTTTTCCTTGATGATGTGAATGATGTTAATGATCCGATATATGAAGGGATATACAATAAGCCAGATTTAAACTTCTATAAGAATTATATCGTCCTACCAAGCCCACCAGTTCAATCGGTTTCACACATTAAGACCTATGACGATAGCGACACGGCAACCACTTTTGCCGCTTCAAAATATTATCTTGATAAAGTAAGAGAGCCAGCCAGAATCGTTCTGAGGACAGGCGAAACATTCCCTACAGCTTTACGAGTGGCGAATTCAGTAGAAGTTAAATATGTCGCTGGTTATGGTGCGGCGGCGGCTGTTCCACAGGATATAAAGGTTGGAATGTTGATGCACATCGCTTATATGTATGACCAAAGGGGTGACATGAAGAATTACCAAGAAACTATTAACGTGCCACCGATGGTTAAGCAGTTGTACGCAAGGTTCAAAGTGCTAGACGGCATGGCAGGGTCTAAATTCTCAGCGTTGGGGTAAATTATGGCCGTTGATTATGGCATAGGCTCAATGAGAGAGCTTATTACAATACAGGTTGAAGCAAGGACAGCAGATGGAGCCGGAGGCTTCACCAAAGCCTATTCTACGGACTTTACGGCTATGGCCTATGTCCAACCATTGCGCGGTCAAGATCCCTTCCTACAGGGCCAGCTTACGGAGACAATCATATTTGATTTTGTCATTAGATACCGAAGTGACAAGAGCGTAGACGCAACCAAGCGGATTCTTTACAACTCCAAGGTATATAATATTATCTCAAGCATCAATCTAGATGAGAGGAACCGATACACAGTGATTCGCGGAGAAAGAGGCGTGGCGGCGTAATGTTTAAAAATGCCAGACAGTTCGGCCTAAACATGAGGCAAAAGCTAGGCGTGAACGCGAGGAAGAATGTAAAGGATGCTTTAGAAAAATCTGTCAATGAGGTTCGTAATGTTGCGGTAGAAAGTATTGTCCGCAATCCAAGAAGGGGGCCGGAAGTAAGGCGAAGGGGGCAGACATTTAATATAAGTAGAGCCGGAGACCCACCAGCACAGGATCAAGGGTTTTTATCAAGCCAAATATCTGTTGAGGTAAAAATGTCATCAACTGGTGGTATTGGAAAAGTGATTTCAGCGGCTCCATATTCTGCGGCTTTAGAATTTGGAACTGTAAATATGGGAGCTAGACCTTTCATGCAACCAGCCCTAAAAAAAAGCCAAAAGAAAATATTACAAATTTTTAAAAGAGAAGGGATCGTTAAGTGAGTATAGGACAAACAGCACTCCAGACCGCTATATTCACGGCTTTAAGCACCGACAATAACTTGACTTCAACTCTAGGGGCCACAGTTCAAGATGAAGTTCCTAGCGGCACAAATTATCCAGTGGTTCAGATAGGCGATGATAATGTAGTGGACTACAGCACCAAAGATTTATCTGGCGGGGATACGACCCTTATGATCCACGTTTGGTCTAGGCAATTCGGTTCAGCACAAACTAAGAATATCATGGACAGGATTCATACTTTATTGCATGATTCTTCCCTATCAGTTACAGGTTTTAATCTGATCAACTGTCGGTTAGAATTTACTGATGTAATGCGAGATCCAGATGGGATCACCCGACACGGAGTCATGAGATTCCGCGCTATAATTTTAGGAACTTCTTAAATAGGAGAGATTTAGATGGCGGCACAAAAAGGTAGCGCGGTTCTGGTAAAGATCAATGTATCAGGTTCGCAAACAACCGTAGCTGGGTTAAGGTCAAGCACCATAACCCTCAACGAAGAAACCGTTGACGTAACAAATAAAGATAGCTCAAACGCTAGAATATTACTTCCGGCGGCTGGAGTTCAAAGCACAACGATAGCCGGATCAGGCGTATTTACAGATGGGGCCTCAGAGGTTGCGCTAAGAACTGCCTTTGGTGGTGCGGCTCTTTTGGCCTGTTCTTTTGTAATCCCTGACCTTGGTACTTATTCAGGCAACTTTCTAATAACCACTCTTAGCTATGCTGGTGAATATAACGGTGAAGCTACTTATGACGTTACTTTTGAAAGTGGCGGGGCTGTTTCATTCGCGGCGGCGTAATAGGAGCTAACAATGGCTTGGATTGAAGTTGAAATTGACGGCATTGGTGGCATGGCTAGAGGGAACGAGGCCATGTGCGCTAACACTATAGGGGAAGACCCGAAAAGCGTTTCAATCAATGGGGCTGATTATGCCGTTGAAGATTGGAACGTAGATGAGCGAGATGATGTTATATACCTTACGTTGGCAGATGCCGACTTCAAAAACGTGCAGATTGCACAGGAGGAAGACGATGAACCCACTGAAGGGGGAGACCCAGATAACTCTGGGGAGTGAAGATTACACTTGTAGGCTAACGATTGACTCTTTGATTAAAATTGAAGATGAAATTGGCATGGGTGTCATCAAGCTCATCAGTAGACTTAGCTCTGATATGGATATGCCTATTAAGCACCAGCTTATAATCCTATATCACGCTCTTAGGGGCGGCGGTAATGACATCACTCAGAAACAAGTCAAACAGCTTGTGACAGATAACGGAATCTTAAAAACTACCCAAATTATTTTGGTAATGCTCACCGACACATTAAATGATGAGGACAGCGAAGAAAAAAAGGCAGAAGGGGCGGCATAACAGCGGATACACTTCCTTGGTCAAGGTATTTTGAAATCATCGTTGGAATGATAGGAATGCCGCCAGAAAGCTACTGGAATATGTCCCCTAAAGAACTTTACAGAACCCTCGCCGGATTCATGGAATATTCAGGTAACTCAAAAGAGGAGCCGATGGGCAGAGGCGAACTTGAAGAACTTATGGAGTTACATCCTGACTAATGGCAACTGTTGACGAACTAATTGTTCAAATAAAAGCTGACACCAGAGACTTAAACAGGAAGCTGGGAGAGCTTGAAAAAAATGTAGGGAAAGCATCAAATTCCGGCGGTATGAGAAAGCTGGGAGATTCTATGCGTTCTCTAGTTCCTATTGCAAGAAGGGCCGCTTTAGCTGTCACCGCACTTACGGCGGCGGCAACTGGAACTGTAGCCCTAGCAAAAGATTTTGAAGGATTAAGGATCTCACTCCAGACTGTCTTTGGCGGCATGGAAGCTGGAAACCAAGCGTTTGACAGAATACTTGTTTTTGCTGAACAGATGCCATTCGCCATAGATGATATAGCGAAAGCATTTATTGGTTTGCGCTCTTCAGGATTCACAGATTTTGAAGATGAGCTTATAGCCTTTGCAGATGCCGCATCTGTCACTCTCACCCCACTAGAATCATTTAATGCACTAATTAGAATTTTAAAAAGATCGCCAGCAGGGGGGTTGGGTCTTGAAGATTTAAACCAGTTAGATGATCGCGGACTTCCTGTCTTTACAATCCTAGAAAGAAAGCTTGGGCGCACAAGACTCCAGTTACAAGAATTCGGTAAAACCGCAGAGGGTTCAGCCAAACTATTTGCTGAGTTAATAGAGGGGCTTAAAGAAGATTTTGGTGGGCAAACGGGCCGCCAGATGGACACAGTAAATCAAAAAATGAATAATTTAGGTGACGCTATCAAGAGAGCTAGTCTAGCTATTTTTGATGAAGGAGGCCTTGGAAAAGGGACAAAAAATGTTCTTGATAACGTAATTGAAACAGTCAATCAATTTTCTCTTTTAGTTAAAGTTGCAAGCACAGGTTTGCCCCCAGATTTTTTCAGAGCCGGAACGAATGAAGATAGGCAAAAGGTTTTAAGGGATCAGCTTAATCAGCTTAGAGATGTTCCTGATGACCAGCTTCTCACCACAGGCCGGAGTGTAGGTACAACCAAGACGCTCATGTTTGATAGACTAAAACAGCTTGAGCAAGAAGCACAGGCGGCGTTAGATGCGGCAGAAGCAAATAGAATAAAACAAGAGGCGCAAGCAAAAGAGACAGCAGAAAATAAAGCAACGGCTCAAGCGGTTGATGAAAAAAACAAAAAAATAAAAGAAGCTACAAAGCTCACTGAAAGACTTACACCGCAGACAGAAAAATTACTTGACCAAATTGAATTTCTAAACTCTTTGGCAAAAGAAGGTGATGAGGAAACTTTAGCGAAAATTCTTGGCGGTGTAGAGCTTCCAGAACAGATACAAAGGATTCGTGACGAGATAGAAAGCCTTAAAGAGCCGTTAGAAAAAACAGGAAAACTATTTGACGAGGACATGAGGCAAGCAATTATCTCGTCTAGTAATGCGTTCACAGTAGACTTTGTTAATGCACTTCTTGAAGGACAAAGTGTGTTGGATAGCTTTGCTAACTTTGCAAAAAATATTGTCTCGCAGATAATTGCTACATTCCTTCAGTTAGCCGTTGTCAATAAAATTTTAAATGCAGTCTTTGGGCTAAGTGGGACCAGCGCGGCTTTGCCGACTGGGAGTTTTTCTGGTGGAGGTTTCAACGTAACAGATAATAACGCAAGCGGTGGAAGATTTCAGGGTGGAAGGCCGATGCTAGTTGGAGAAAGAGGCCCAGAGTTAATGATTCCACAAAGCGGCGGCAGGGTAATGAACAATCATTCCAGTCGCTTGGCTATGGGCGGCGATGGAATAGTTATTAATCAAAACCTCAATTTCAGCACAGGCGTGGTTCCCACTGTCAGACAAGAGATTATGAAGATGCTTCCTACCATTTCAGATGTAACAAAGGCATCTGTACTTGAGGCCGCATCAAGGGGCGGCACTTATCGCCGTGGGTTACTGGGAGGATAAATGCGAGAAATCACCATGCCATCAAGCCCTAATTTTGTGAGGTCAGCTTTCCAGCTTGATAGGGCGGTTGGTGCGGTAGCTTCACCCTTTACAGGTCAGACTAGAACGCAGGAGTTTGATTATGCGGGATGGGTGGCAGAAGTATCACTCCCGCCATTGAAACGACCAGAGGCTACAGAATGGCTTTCATTTCTCACTAAAATGCAGGGGCCAACTAACTTTTTCAAATTTATTGATCCAGACGGAAGAGACCCAACAAAGAACAGGTCTTCAGGAGAGGGAACTTATTCGTCCGATTATTTTTTGACCAATGCGAGGATAAATGGCACAAATCTTACGCTGAGTTTTTCAGGCAACACCATCACATCAAACAATAATGTTTTTACCGCTACCACAGGCGATTTCTTTTTTGTCTCTGGCGCGGTAAATGATGATAACAACGGCACTTTTAAAATCGTCCAGAACGCTTCTAACTCCCAAACTGTAGCAGTCACAGACAGAGATTTAGTTTCAGAAACAAGCACCGCAAATTGTTCGGTGAAACAAAATGTAAAAGGAGCGACTGCATTAGCCCTTATTGGGCCAACTTCTTCATCAACAGGGTTATTAAAAAGAGGTGATTATCTGGCTCTTTATGATGGACAAGGGCTTGCGACAGCAACACCTAAACAGTTGGTCATGTGTACCGAAAACGCGATAGAAACAAGTTTGGTGGGGTTGAATAATGTTTTTTCTGTCTCTGTAGAACCCAAACTAAGATTTAATCTATCCCATAACTGGGCAGTTGGTTTTAAAAACGGAGCCAATGAAAGCAGATTTAGATTGGCTGGCAATTCAGTTGGCTGGGATACAGACAGAAATTCCCTTTACACCTTGGCGTTTAGTTGTGCAGAGGTAATCTAATTGGCTACCCGATTTGATTCTGACAGCGACATAGTAAATAAAACAATCGCAGAGGCCAGACTAAACGCTGAGAAACATTCTTTTATGTTTTTCGCAGTTCAAGCTGAATTTGATAATGACGTTTTAAGGGTAAATACGACCGCTGGGGACGTCGTTTTTGATGGCAATACCTACCAAGGGGTAGGAACTCTTTTGTCAATGTCGGCCTTTGAGGATACCGCAGAAATGAAATCTAGCGGACTGACTATAGGTTTATCAGGTTTAGACCCAGCAATCCTTTCTCATTCCCTCACGAATGACTATCACAACCGCCCGATAACAGTATTTACTGGTTTTCTAGATGGTGGCGGTGAGAACGCTGGTGCGGTGATGACTTCTTTCAAAGGCAGAATGACCAGTATGCAGATAACGGAAGATCCTAATGGTGCGAACACCATCACAGTTAATTGTGAGAATCGCTTAGTTGATCTGAAACGGCCTTGCAATCTTAGATATTTGAAAGAATCTCAAAAGCTAATTGATTCTACTGATACAGGCTTTAACCGCATGGAAGTTATCCAGACCGCAGAAATATTATGGGGTAAAGAACGATCAGGGCTGGGCTTGATGGAGGGGCAGACTATACCCATGCCAAGCATTGAAGATGTAACAAGGGATCTACGTTTCTAATGAAACGATTGCCGGATTGGGAAATAAAATTAGCTGAGTTCTTAAAAGAGAACCGCGAGCGAGACTTTGAATGGGGCAAGTGGGATTGTTGTATTTTCGCGAATGCTTGCCTCAAAGTGATAAGCGGCAAAAATGTAATCCCTAAAACCCTTAAATGGAAAGACGAAAAAACTGCTTATAAAGCCATTAAAGATTATGGCGGCACTTTAGATCAGGCGTTAGAAAAAGCCGCGCTCGCCGCTGGGATGATTCCAGTGGAGCCACAGTACGTCACCACAGGCGATTTAGTTGTTGTTATGAACGAAAACAAACCAGTGGCCGGAATATCTGACGGATCAAGGGTAATGTCTCCCACGGACGGCGGGTACGCTTTTAGCTTACCAAGCACCATTGAAGCGGCTTGGAGGATTCCCTAAATGGGCAGGATCATTAAAGCAGTTCTAACAGCAGTCGTTGTTACAGCGTTAGTTCTGGTGACGGCTGGGGCAATTGTGACCGCATCTGGTGGGAGCTTTATGGGGTTTGGCAGTCTGTTTAGTACAACCTCTGCAATTACAGCAGGAAGCATCACGGTTACAGGTGGATTTATCGGGTCTGCGGCTTTCATCGGTGCTTTGGCCGTTGCTGGCGCTGGTGCTTTGGTCACAACTTTACTCGCTCCGAAGATGAGCGCGGGGATGGACGGTGCGGCAGGGAATTTAGGAACTAAGGTATCAGGGGCCGGAACCGCTGTCGCCAGACAGATAATTTATGGTAAATGCAGGGTTGGCGGGACATTCGCTCACATTGAAACCACAGGCAACGATGGGGCTTTTTTAAATCTGATTATCGTTGTATCAGGCCATCCAGTAGAGGGGTTTGAAAAGGTTTTTTATAACGATCTGGAATTAACCACCGCCACCCAAACGGAACAGGGTGAAACAGTCTACTACGCTACCCAGAATGATCTAAGAGACTTAACAGGCGAGAACAAAAGCACGTTCACTTATAGCGGATCATCAAGTTATCTAGTGAGATTTACGTTCCACGATGGAACACAAACAGCTTGTGATGGATTAGCGCAGAATCAACTAGGAGCCGTTGCAATACCAAACACTCATAAGTACACGAATTGTGCTTATTTTTATTTTCAATGCGCGATTGACTCAGAAAAGAACTTTTCAATGCCAAAGATTTCTTTTTTAATGAAAGGCAAGAATATATTTGATCCCCGCACAAATGCGGCGGCAACCACGGACGCTCAGAGAAGTAATCCGGCTCTTTGTTTGCATGATTATTTAACGGATACCACCTATGGTCTGAAAGCAAAATCCGATGAAGTAAATACCACAACCAACGCTGGGGGTATTTCAGCGGCGGCAAATATTTGCGATCAACAAGTAACATTAGGCGATGGCTCAACCCAACAAACCCGATACACTTGTAACGGTTTTACAAATATGCAAGCCACAGGTGAGTCAGTGATTCAAGGAATCGTCGGCTCTATGGCTGGCAAGGTAGGATTTGTTAACGGAAAGTTCCAAGTATTCGCTGGAGCCGCTCAGACGCCAGAGTTCACGATTACAGATGCCGATGCTTTAGGCCCCTTTGAAATTGTCACTAAGAAGCGTGGCGGTGATATGTACAACCAGATTAAGTCTATATTTCCAGATAGCGGCCAAAAATTTGTTGCTACAGAAACCCCTGTCTTTAAATCTGCGAGTATGTTGTTAGAAGATACGCCAGTTGGTGACAGGGTAGGCGGCGCGGGAAGCCCCAATTTTGCGAAGGAAATGGAGATATCTCTAGGGTTTACCACCGATACCGACACGGCCCAACGGATTCAAAAGATTCAGCTTTTAGACCAGCGACAAACTACCAGAGTGGCCGTTAGGGTTCCGATTAAATATATCCAATGCCAACCAAACGATTGGATCTACATCACTAACTCGCGCCTTGGATTTAGCTCCAAATTATTTCAGATTGAAGATATGAGCATGGAACTAGACACGGCTGATGATGGATCAGGCGCATTAGCCACTGTTAGTCTTTCAATGAGAGAAACGAATGCGGCAATATTTAGTTTTGCCCAATCAGATTACACCACACCAGTCGCGGAAGGAAACGAAAGAACCACAGGGGTAATGACTATCACGGCTCCCACGATAGGAACACCATCTGTTGCGAGCGTGGTGGACGGCCCAACCGTAAAGATAAACATCACTGTAAACTGGACTAACGCTAACAGTGATGACATAACAGGGACAGAGGTTCAATATAAGCTCTCTGGCGGGACTTATCTTTCCGCTGGCATCGCTGGCAAGGGGCAATCAAATCTTGTTGTAGCGGATCTGACGAACAATCAGCAATATGTTTTCAGGGTAAGGCATCAAGGGAAAGGCGGGATCGTTTCAGCTTTTAGCTCAGAGGCAACAATCACGCCAGCCCACACAGATACATTTAACGCACCGTCCGGCTTGGCGGTGGTAAACAACAAACCGCTGGCACTCAGTATCTCATGGACTAATCCAACAAATACCAACCTGAGAAGCATCAAAGTATATGAATCATCAAGCTCCATTGGGTCAAGCCCCAGTGAATCTTTGGTGGTTGCCACGCTGACAGGTGAACCAAACAAAAAGATGGTCATCACAAGAGGAGACACAAACGGCCTCACGGCTGGAACTACTTATTACTACAAAGTGCGAGGGGTTACGCACACAGGTCAAGAGTCGGCTTTATCATCTCAAGTATCAGGGGCTTTTACAGGCGTAAATAGTTCAGTGATTGATTTTCCAGTTGCCGGATTCTTTCATCTGGACGTTGCTGGGAATACAAACGCCCCGACTGATTCGGCATTTAATACGGCTTTCGGAAGGTTGCCGATGGATGAGGATTTCGTCATTGTGCAGAATACAAGCGCGAATCCGAAGGTGAGCAAATCATATAAATATGGATCGGCAAATTCTGGTGGTGGCGGCGGCTCGTTTTCAGAGGTAACAGAGGTCTTCACAGGCGATCAGCTTGTAGCCGGAACCTTGGGGGCTGAT